TGGGTCGACCCGCAACAGGGCTCCAGCGGTTTCCTCGCTCGGATTGGTGCCATAGGCCGCAAGAGCCGACTTCGTATCGTATTCCTGGCGCATGGCCTTGCCGCGCTCGAAACCATTCGTCAGCGCGCCGCCAACGTCTACAGGGGCAGCAAGGCCCCAATTGATGTCAAAGCCCATCAGTAGACCCCGCTTCCATCACCGCCAACGATTCCATAGGTATTGCGCGGAATTCCGCCCGCCGGTGCGCCATACGAACTGATCAGCGCCCCGCCGATCTGCCCCACGGCGCCGGCTGCGGTGCCCCAAAGGTTGGCGTTGGCTTGGCCTTGCGCCAGCGCGCTATTAGCTGCCACCGACGCGTTGGCGTTGTTGTTGTTGCTCACCGAGTTTGCGTAGTTGCTGCCAACCCCAGCCAGCGCTCCGCCGGCCTGGAGCCCGACGTTCTGCTGCCCCGACAGATAGCCCATATAATTGCCGAACTCGTTCGAGGCGTAATCCTGCCCGTACTTCAGAGCCGCCTTCGCCGCCGCGCCCGAATTGAGCAATCCGCGCGCCGCCCAATTGGTATTCAGAGCCTTCGATCCCTCGCCAAGGCGGAACTGATACCCGGTCGAATTGAGGTAATTCTGGAACGCGGATTGGGCACCACCCGTTGCCGGGGACGTCACCGTTCCGTTGGGAGCATTGCCACCGAGCGGCGCGATCTGATCGACGGTGTTCATGGGTTGGCCGAACTGGCCGTAACCCGGCGTGCCGAATGCACCGTTCTGCTGCCCGCCGTATTGGCCAAGCGCTCCGGCCTGCCCCGTGCCGACAGGATTGGTTGCGCCGTTGTCGTTCGATGGCAAGCCGAGCAATTCGTTGATCGCGTGATTGGCCTGGTAGCCTGAATTCACATACGGCGACAGCACATTGTAATTGCTGTTGTAGATATCGCGCTGAAGCTGGTTGTTCGTGTCGGTCGCGTGCTGCGCAGCCTGAGACGCCTTATTGGCTGCGCTCTTTTGCGCCCCGGCACCAATAGCAGCCGCGCCGATCGAGCCAGCCGCAGCAACACCAGCCGCGATAATTGCTACAGGCATTCCGGCCTCCAATCGTACAAATCGTAGGTCACAGGCCCCACTCCTAGATCCAATGTCTGTTGCCCCGCCGGAAGGAACCCAGCAGCCAAGGTGAAGCGGCGCACGTTCCCAGCGTCGGTCGGAACGCGGGTCCAAAGGTGCGTAGCGCCCTCACTCGTCATGAAGGCCCGCGCTTCCATCGCCAGTGCGTAAGCCGCATGCCCCCTGCCCTCCGGCAGAATGAAGGTATGCACCTCGTAGGTTCCCGGAGCCGTCCAGACGAAACCGAACCCGCCATGTTCTCCGAGCATCCAGTAATTGTCAGGGTTATTGACCGCAGCGGTCAGGTCCAGCGGCTGCTCGGGATCGCCGCCGACATGCGGGCGGATAGAGGGGTCGTTTACAAGGGTGTTCAGTCGGTCGGCGTCTGTCGTGCGCTCGATCATGCTAGCTGCATCTGCTGCCAGGGCGGCAGCGTCGTTGTGCCAACCGTGCCGGCGCCGGTGCTGGCTGGCGTGTCGACCGAGCCGACAAAATGGCGGTACGGAATGTCTGAAGTGGCAACGGCTTGGTCCCCGTTGATCGTTAGCACGTAATTGACCGCTCCACCAGCAAGCGCCGGATCGTCGTAATAGACGTAGAGTGTCGTTGCGGTAGGCTGGCCAGTGAAAGTTGCGCCATCAACCGGGACGTCGGCGATCGGCGCGAGATAGTGCCGCGTATGGTCCGCGATCGTGACCGTGGCCGAACCGCCGACATTCTCCGCCGTCAGAGTTCCGAAGTCGACGTAGCTATCGCGGACTCGCGTCATCTGGGCCTGCTGGTCCGTGGACGTCTGAAGTGTCGCGACCTGCGTTACCGCCTCCCCAGCGGCTTGCTCGGCCGCTACAAGCCGGTTGACGATCTCCTGAAGGCTCGCAACGTTGCTGCTCAGCGAATTGATCGACGCTTCCGTAAGTTCGACGTTGGCCTGATAGTCGCGATGGAATTTAAGCGACGCTTTGCCGGTACCCTTGTCGACCAGCGAATCCGATAGCGATAGGCGATTGAGCCGACGTCGCGCCGATGCGTTTGCGACAGGCGGCACGACATAATTGCTGGTGAAGGCGACGTTAGGCCGCCCCACCGCCACCGACGCCGTATCGAGCCGAATCCGTCCGGGCGCGAAGCCAACCGCCGGAAGGCCGGCGGGAATCACATTGACGGAAACGGCGAACGTCGTCATCCGAGCGTCAGCACGCCAGCCGAGCCGTCGAAGTCAACTTGGAAGGACTGCCCCGAGGTGATCGTGAAGTTCACGCCATAGTCGGCATAGCCAATCAACCGATCGCCGCTGGAAGTGTCGTTGTACAGAATGGGGTAGCGGAACGGGCCAATCGAGCCGCCTGACGCGGTGAAGGTCACATCGGCGAGAATGAGTTTGTAAACGCCCGCCGTTTGAGCAGATGACGTCGTTGTTGCTGCTGTGCCGCCGGCTGTGTAGCCGTTGCCCGCCGCGATCTCGACAATATCGGCGAAGCCGGCGTCGGTAAGCGCTGGCGCGGTGTTCGACAGGCACACCTTGAGCGTGTCCGAGCCGAGATTATGGACCTTCTCGGCCAAATCTTCGGTGAAGGCGTAGAATAGGGTCAAACCGGCCATTAGCGGCTCCTGCCTCCACTCATTTCGTTTACCTTTGCGGCGCTCACCCGGAACGGAACCGGGTCAGTGCAGCGGAATTCCGCCAGCATCCCCGGATCATCAAACATTCCGCAACGCCGCCACTCGGTGCGGGTGCGATACTCGCCCTGTTGCCCCATCGGTGCTTGTCGCCAGCCGCCCCACGATCGGCCGCCATCGCGCGACGTCCGCATTTCAACCACGGGATCGGCATATCCGCCGCTCAGGTACGATGTTTCGCCGACGTTGACCGTCAACCGGACGTTATTGATCGGGAACGCGCCGCCAGACAGCGGAGCGCCAGCGCGAAACCGGCGTTCGAGAACGGTATCGGCGTCGGTATAGCCGGAGCCAAGCGTCCAGATTTGCCCCGTCTCATCGTCTCCCAAAGCCGCGCCGTGCTGGGCAGCGCACTGCGCCCGCCAGTTGTCACGGCCATAGCTCTGAAATTCGCACCATTGCCGGGTCTGGGCGTCGAACAGCCAGGTTCCCTGATCAAGGCGAACGGCTAGGAATTCATGACCCTCGAAAAAGAACGTCCACAGCGCGTAGGTCGTGCTTTGCGCCAACCGCTCTTCAATGCCACTGTCCGAGATACGCTGGGGAATATCAGCCCCAACATAGACCAACCCGTTCGGTGCGATCCATGCGAAGGTGTTGTCGAACCGGCATGCGGCGCCGGAGCCCGTCACGCCCTTTTGGAACACTCGCCCGACGATCGGCGCAAAGGGTGCATCCGGGTCGCCAGTCGTCTGCCAGAATTCGACCGTCTGCGACCCAAGTAAGGCCAGCATGTCATTCACGACGATCATATCGCGTAGTGGGTCGGGCTCCTTCTCCGCGCTTTCAAAGTCGAGCGCGTCCCAACTGGAGCCGTCCAGAACGGCCGAGAAATAGAGTTGCTCGGTGTCCGACCGTAGCGCTAGGAAGTACCCCGCAAGCGACGCGACCCGACAGACGTCCGCGCTGTCGGGAAACGCCACTGCTGCGAACGCCACGCCATCGGTGCGGTAGATCGGGCCGCCGGCATTGATCAGTAATTCACTCTCGGATGCCGCAAAGGACACAGCGCTGTCCCCTGCGATCGTCCCCAGGAGTGTGGCGCCCTTGTAGACCTCGTTACCGCTTACCGCGACTAGCGCCCCGCCAAGCACGCCGTCAGCCTGAAACAGGCCGCGAATAGGGCCATCCCCCACGGTCGTTGAGGCTTGCAGCCCCGGACGGCTCTGAAGCACGACGCCCAATTGCTGGGAGGGCGTGTTTTCGACAAACAGGTTGATGACAGGAAGTTCGGGGAGATTGCCCCTCTGTCGGGAATAAGCGGACGTGCCGAACGTCAGATCAGCCATTCCACGAACCCATAAAATAGGCCGCCGGACGATCTTGCTCGTCAATCTCGCGCTGTAGAAGCTGCGCCCTCATTGCCAGCTCAGCCGGCACCGGAGAGCCGAACATGCCGCAAATCCGGACAGCCAAGAGGACGTAGACCGTTTCCTGCCAATCCGGTGGAATATCGACCGTCTGAGAGGCGTCGGTGACCGTCTCGATCTTGCGCAGATAGTCGATCTGGACCGTCGAATTCTCAGCCGGCACGGGCCACAGATGGAGGTCCACATTGTCGCGCTGGCGGTTCGAGTAATAGATGCTCGGGTTGCCGGTCTGCGCCTTATTCGGGAGGATCTGATAATTGTCGCGGTCGTAGGCCGTCAGGGGGCGCTCATTGGTCGCTGACACGACAAAGCGCACCGCCTGGACATCATACACGTCGTCATCAAGAGCCGTGGGGTTGGTCGCCGCCAATACAGCGACGGTAGCCGTCTCTTCGCGCCAGAGAGTATAGCCGCGTGTCTCCCAGCTTTTCAGCAGGGCATTCAGCCGGACAAGGCTATCCGAAAGCTCATCGGCTGTCGGCTCGGTGCCAGCCGGGATGATGGCAGCCTCCTGCATCGCGATCTTGATCAGGTCGCGGGCAGTCAAGGACCAGTCAGTTTCACCCGATGTCGTCATAGGTCATCCGCCGTGATCTCGTTGACATCAAGGAAGCGATCGGGCGGGTACGGTCGCGCATCCTTGCGCGGCAGTCCTTCCGGTCCGAGGCGTGGGGGCGAGTGGTCGGGCGGGCGCAGATCGAAGTCGTCGTCGCACACCAAAAGTCCGGTCCACTCGCGACGAAGGCGCGGGTAGCGAAAGCCACACCGATCGCAAATGAACGCTCCGTCCATGTGCGTACCTCCGTGATGGAAATGTACCCCGCCTTTTGGGCACGGGGTCTTCCCTGCCGATTAGGCTCCGGCCGATCCGTAGATCGCGCGGAAGTCACCCCAGCCGTTCGAGAAGCGCATCGTGGCTTTCGCCTTCGCGTTCTCGGTATCGAAGTCGGCGTCTTTCGACAGTTCGACTTCGCGACGCCAGAACGACAGCATCCCTTCGGGAGCGTCGGTCTGAACGAACCACGCGTCATTGTCCGTGAAGAAGCGGTTGGACGTGATCTCAGGGATCGTGCCCAACACCTTCATGGCGTTGACGTCGTTATTCGCCGTGCCCTGGCGAAGGTCCGACTTGAAGATGCGCGTCGCGTTGAACGTGTCATCGGTGTGGATCAGCAGGCGAACCGGCTGGATCATCACCTTCAGACCACGGGCGTTGGTCGCCTGCATGATCGTCTTGACGGCATCTTCGACCGCGCTTTCCGAAAGGTCGGCAGCGGTCAGGAGGTTGGACTGATTGCCCGAACGCGTCGGATGGGCAGCCGAGCAAAGCTCAACCGCGTCACCGCCGACATACGAACTGTTGAAAGCCCGGTTGAAGGTGTTAGCGTGGACGATCTCCGCCGTCTGCTTCATCGAATAAGCCAGGCCACGGGCGCGGCGGTTCGAGACTTCCGAGTACAGATTGTCCTCGATCTCTTCCTTCGTCACCTGATAGCCGAGGCCGTAGACGACGTGGTTGAAAGTGTTGGTGACACCCTCGCCCTCGCTGTCGTAGCCGACCGACTGGCTTTCGCCCTTGACGCCGGCCAGGCCAAAGCCGGTGACTTCCACCACCTTCTCATAAGCCTTGTCGGAATCGCGCTTCTCGAACATCTGCGACCACTGCGCAGGAACGTCCGTGTACTTATGCCCAAAGAGGGCCTTGACACCCGGCCAAAGAAGGCTCGGATGTGCCGAACGGGTAATGATACCGCCAGACATCTGTCAGTCCTTCCGTTAAACGCCGGTCGAGCCGGCGGCGCCGGTTTCGGTCGGGAGGTTGAAACGCACCAAAACCTTGGCATTGGCGCCGATCGCATTGTTCGGACGCTGTGCGAATCCGAAGATGCGAAGCTGAAGCGTCGCGGTCGTGGCCTTGGTCGAGGTGTCGAGCTGCCACGCGGACAAGCCGGTCACAGTCGAGCCGGAACCCGCGATCATGTCCGCATTCAGACCGACGTCGACAGCGGCGAGAGCGCCACCAACTGCGTCTTCCTGGCATTCGAACAGAAGATCGGGATCGTCCGCCACGAGAATATAGCAAGCGGTCGACGCCGGCCGATACTTCGTCGTGATGGTCGGGCTGGGCACGATGCCCACGACGACGCCAGTCGCACGAGCGCCACCGGCCGCCGTAGCGATGGTGGCAGTCGGGATGCCGTCAGCATCGGCGGAGCCAGCCACAATGACCGGATCGCCGATGTAAAGAGCGGTGCTGTCGGTAGCCGGAACGAAATACGTGTTCGCGGCACCGTTGTAGGGCGCACCACTCTTGTACCGGACGGGCTTGAAGCCGACCGGCGCATTTGAGTTCGCCATTTGAAGAATTCCTTAGTCGCTAGGTCGCGCCAACGCGGCCAATGCGGTTGCGGGTGTTTTCAGGGACATATGATTTGCCCTGAAGCTCGGACTCCTGGGTTGCGCCCGCGATAATACCCTTCTCGATGTCCACCAGATTCCTGTCACGTGCCGCCCTGTCCTCACGGACAAATTCCTTTGGCTTGATGCAGAGATAGGCTTTGATCGGGTTCTTATCGTCGTCCACGCCAACCGTGAGCGGGTCGACGTCCGGCACTTTCTGCCAGGTGTCGAATTCCGTCTTGTTGTGGAGCCTCATGCCGACGTCGTTGATCCAGCGGAACTCGTACAGATCCCCGTACTCCTGACGAGCCTTTTCGGGGATCGCCATTTTGAGTTCTTGCATCCGGTCGATCGTGCCGGCGTTGCGAGTGCGGCGTTCGCGCAGCTCGTCAATTGAGCGCAGTTCGCGCGTCGTAGCCATCAGGCGTTTTCCTTCCAATATTCGGTGGCAAAAGACTCTTTCGGAACACCCTGTTTTTCGTATTTCAGGGCGATAGCCTTGGCGTCCGCCGGTAGATCGGCGTACCCCTTGACCCGGTTAGAGGTGCCAGTGCGGGCCGTCCGGCCCTGTTGCTCGTTGACCGCCGCCGGGCCCTTGGTCCGTTGCGATGCTGCGAAATGCTCCGGAAAACGCTTGCGCATCTCCGTCTCGGCCCGCTCAAGCTGTTCGTCCGTCGATAGACCTTGCTGCGCCAGCGTCGCGGTCAGATTAACCGCATACTGCGTGGCGAAGGGGTCGACGTTGAACCACGACTTGTTGCGTTCCACGAAATCCTGAACCGCCGGGTCAGCCCCGCCGGTCGATCGATCAAGCGTATCGAGGGCCTTGGAAGCGCGACGGGCGCGCTCCTGGTCACCCTCTTCGACAGCGGTGTTGAATTCCGCTTCCACCTTGCGGCGCTCATCCTCGCGAGTGCGGGCAACGATGGTGTCCGTCGCGCGCTCAAGCCGAGTGAGCTTGTCCTTGATCGTCTTGTTCTCTTTGCGCTGCGATTTGTTGATCGCGACGGTTTCCTTGAGGAACGTGGCCGCTGGCTTCCACTCATCGGGATCGCCGCGCCACTTGTCCTTAGGCGCCCAGCCAAGCTCGGAGGCGAGGTCTTCGGGCGTTACCGGTTCGTCATGCGCTTCGGCGACGGTATCGGCCGCCACCGCATCCAGGGCGCCATCCTGAAGCTCAGGCGCGTCCGTCACCGCCCCGTCAGGAGCGTTGTTCTCATCTGCCATTCGTGGCCTCTTGTTGCCCAGGAGAGCGGGCCGCTCTTATCCCGTCGTCGGGAATTACCAGAGGGCGACCAACAGCGTTGCGGTCGTGCCCGTCTTGTAGATTTTGCTCGGCTGCACCATCAGATAGGTGCCAGCCGCCATCGTAAACGTTGCGGTTCCACCTTCGCAGGCGTCCACTTTCACGTCACCGGCGCCGCCAACGAAGATGCTGCGTGGAATAGCGCCGCCCGAATAGGTTGCATCGGTCGAAGAGAGGTCGACCGACGCAATGTTCCGCGCGGTCGATACGTCGTTATAGGTCGCCATTTATTCCTCCAGAACCGCCGCAATATCTTTGTCCTTACAAAGTCTATACTCGCGGCCATCGGCGCCCTTCACGAGCGTACCGGCGTATTTTGCGAAGATTACGGGATCGCCAGGGCGCGGCATGTCGCCGTCCGGCCACTCGGCGTAGTTGAAGGCGTGCGGGCTCACCATGACCAGCCGACCGCGCATCGTCGCGATATCGTTCGCATCCTTGATCGACGTCGCGAGAATGATTCCGCCCTTGGTCACCTCTTCGGTGTCCTCCGGTGCGATCAGCACATTGTACTCGGCAAGCCGGCTAATGCCTGGCTTCAGGTCAGTCGTAGACGGGATCTTCCCCATGTGCTTCAGCCCACCCTTCATAGGTTGTTTCATCGATCGCCAGATACGCATCCGACCTGGCGAACAGTTCCGCCCTCAAGAGAGGGTCTACTTCACCCGCCCAGCTGCGGCGGAGCCAGTCCTGGCGGCATTCCTCCGCCGACATCTTGGCCGCCGCCCGGACCCATTGGGTCACCGGATGGTCCTGCCATGCCTGGAATTCCTCCTGCGTCGGCGTTGCCATCGATGGCTCCCATGTTCATGCCGTGGTCGTGCGCCGCGATGGCTGTTTCGAGGCCGGTTTTCTGCGCTGTCGCCATGTCCTTGGTCGCCGCTGCGTTCTCGCGCTGCGTTTTCGCGACCATGATCGGATCTGGCTGGGGCGGACCTTTCGGAAACAGCTCGTCAATGTCCTCGACGTCGGCCGCCTCAAGCATCCGACGCATGATCGCCTGGTCGTTGAGCCCTTTGCCCAGAAAGCTGCCGAGAAACTGAGCCCGGCCCATTTTCTGCATCTTCGTGACGCTGGTCGGGTCGCTGACAGGGCGAATGTCCATGTCGCGAAGGTCAAAGTCCTTCTCGAAATTGGCCGCTGGGTCGTCCAGCACGTTGAGATAATCCTGTGCCGTTTCTTCGCCGCCCCATTTGGACAGGCATTCAAATAGCAGCGTGAATTCGTCCTTGAGCGAGCGATAGACCCGCTTGTAGATCGCGGTGAAAACCTGAAGCCCTTGCTCGATCAGGGCCATGGTCGTGCCCACTTGACCGTTGTTCGACGCGTCGCCGGTGATGACGTCCTTGATGGATGCAACATCCTTCGCGGCGCCAAGCATCATATCGAGCAACTGGAACGCCACGGTCGACGGCTGCGGGAATGTGCGCTCCACGATGCCTGCCCGAAGGTCCGACGCGTTCGTGTCAACTGTCCGATACTCGCCGGGGCGAAGGCGGATTGACGTCTGCCCCTTGGCCTGAAGCCGGACACCCGATGCGATAAAGCCGCCGCCGGCAATCTGAGCCGTGCCCGCGTCGATCATCTGGTTGATCGTGGTGTTGATGACTTCACTGATCTCGGTCAGCAGATGACCGAAGCCGATGCCGTAGAAATTGCCATCCGGGTTCGGCAGGAAGTCGTACTTGATGTAATAGACCGACGCCTTGTCGATATCGCCGTCTTGGTCGTTCAACTGGTCCGGGCCGAAATTGGCCTCCAGCCGTAGAACTTCGCGCGATTCATGGTCGACCGTGACGATATAAGGCTCGGCCCGACCGTCCTTGTCCAGATCCATGTAGCGATGCTGCTCAAGGATCGTGCGCGGCTTTTCATCGTCGCCGTCCGTATCGGAGGGCCAATGCACCTCACGATAGAAGCCAGACGCCATCTTCTGCTTGACCTGATACGTTGCCAGGTTGTCGATAACCTCCGTCAGCCGGGGTGCGGACTTGCAGTCGACGGCCCACATCGGAGCTACCAGTTTCAGACCGGAGACAAGGCGAACCTTGCACTCGCCACCGACCTTGTAGACCTTGCGGAACATGCAACCGACGATCGGCAGCATCATCAACAGTTGGTCGGTATCTAGCTCCCATCCCTTCATGCGATAGAAGAGATAGACGTTCATGTAGTCGCGGACGCGCTCGGCCCGCAGCTTCTTGCCGCCGGGCGGAATCGCCCATACCGGCTGTGGCTCGGCGGGAAGCTGCGACGGGTCAGTCTGAGCCAGCACCGCCATCGGGACCGGCTGACCGTTCACAGTGAACACAGGATGCCCGTCAGGCCCCATCAGAGGCCGGCCGGTGTCCCTGCCCACAACCTTGACCGAAACCGCCTCATCGCCCTTGACAATCGCGGGGTATGCCCTGGCGTTGAACTGGTTGGCCGATACGGTGAGCATCGGGTATTTGACGTTCGAGGCGCCAGACCAAGGGTGATCCTTCTTGTCCGGCTTCTCTTGAGCGGCAGCCTTTACCGCCGCCTCCGCCTTGTCGCGCCAGTCTGCGCCATCGGTCAGGTCGCGTTCGTAATCCTCAACGACGTCCGCACCAATGCGCGCGAGTTCGCTTGGGTCTAGCTTATCCGTGATGTCGCCCTCAGACGCCGCAATGTCGTCGCGACGCTGTTCGGGGTCCATCTTCACGGCAGAGCTTACGAGCGAATCGCGACGATGGTGTAAGCCTCAGCCGCCGGGTCGATCGGCGAGGCCGTCAGGTTGCCGAACGTGACTGCCAGGGTGTTGGCAGCCGACACGCGGGCATTACCGATCACAAGGCCAGCGCTCAGGCTCGGCTTGATCACGAACACCTTGTCAGCCGTCGTCAGGCCAGTGACGGTGAACGTCTGCTCAGCCGACGTATTGGCCGCGACAGACGCAACGTCGATCGACTGCGAATAGATGGTGATGCCCGTGATTGCCGTGCCCGACCCGGAGACGAACGCGTTGGCCGATACGGTGTCGAAATTGGTGGTGCCCATGTGCTGCTCCTAATAGCCCGTCGAAGCCGATCGGCCGCGCGGTTCATCGTCCTCATCTTCGTGAATGTGCTGCGCGATCGGAACCGCAAACGTCAGTGCCGCCGCGTCGCCGAGGTCCGGCGAGAATCCCAACCGCTCCCGGATTTTGTCCTTCGGCTCGATCACCAGCTCATTGTTCGATTTGTGCCGCGTCGCACCAGGACCCCACACCGGGGATGCCAGGTCACCATGCAACGCATCGTCGTCAGGAATCTGCACGCCGGCAGGATCACCAAACCAATCGCGCATCGTATCCCACATTTCGGCACGCCGGTTTTCGTACAGATCGTCGCCGGTCGGCCCTCTCCCAACCGGATTGGACCCGAAGTTGACCGCGTTGACGATGCGACCGTAACCCATCTCAGCCAGGCGGTCATAAACACCGGCACCCAAGCCTCCGACGTCGATGTTGACGGCATCAGGTCGCCATTTGTTGATCAGTGAGACGACGTGTCCCGCGATCACCATCGTATCGTCAAAGTCCCAACGCTCGCACGCGATCTCGCCAATCCGGCGCCCCCGGCGTGAAACGATGCCCGTCTTATCTCCACCGCCACGCGCCGGGTCGACGCCGATAATCAGCGGCCCTTGCGCGATCACTGAAGCCTTGCGGGCCTTCGCGATGTCATCCGCAGCAATGAAGCTGTTGCCGGCCGTCTGGAACGCCTCGTCAGCGGTCGCCGGGTATTCCTGCCTGAACTTCCAGCACGGCTCGTCCGGGTTTGTCCCGGTGGCCGTCGCCATGTCGCGGTTCTTGCAAAACGCCCAATAGAGTTGATCCCAGGAAAGCTCGTATAGCTCACCATATTCGCGCCATGCTTTCGGCGCGTCCCAATCATCAGGGCATTCCCTGACATAATCCTCGCCCCAAAACCACGGGATGAAGATTGCCTCTTCGTCGCTGTCCCCACGCTGTGCGGCGGCGTAGCGGCGTTGAAATACATTCCCGATGCCGTTCGCGGTCGACTCGAACAGCCGCTCAGTTCCTTCGGCGTCCGCGATTGCCTGCAACACGCCGTCCACATGGTCTTCGGCGTTCGGCCAGAAGCCAACTTCCGAGCCATGGAACAACTGCAACGTCGCTGATCGACCGATGCCCTTCGTGCCCGCCGTGGCGACCGCGTAGGAGCAGTCGTTATCGGCGAACACCAATTCCTTCGCGTTCGCATTCTTCGTCGGTGGCCTGGCTTCGTCCGGCACGCCGTCATGAAACCTACGGGCCATCGCGAACAGGTTGTCCGTGGCCGCCTGCTCATGCGTCAGGATGTACGCCCTAAGCCCCTGCCCACCCCACAGGCGCCAGTAGAACCGACCCTGGATGTACGTGGACGCGCCGAGCTGCCGGCCCTTGACCAGAATTGCCCGCACTCTGCCTGACGCCGTGCGCTGCCGTTCCAGCCGATCATGCAAATGCCGCTGCGCCCGATTGAGCACGAACGGGACAATCTTGCCGTCCTTGCGGCGGATGAACAGACATTTGCGGGCGAAGAACAGGAAGTCAGACCGGAGCTTTTCGGATAGAGCGGATTGCTCTTGCTCGCTCAGTCCTCCAGCCATCGCCGCAGGTTCGTTTCGTTCTTGGATTCGCTCTTTTCGATCCAGAGCCCGGCTATCTTGGCAATGCGCTCGATCGTCTGAGACGCGGCCGCATGCTGCTTGTCAGCCTGTGCGTTCTTGACGATCTGCCACCCTGCCTCAATCAGGCTTTCAATGGTGGTGACGGTCGATTCCGCAGCGCGGTCTTGAAGCTCGGCTACTCGCGCTTGCACCTTAACATCGCTTAACAGCCGGGACGCAGCGGCATCAGTTACGCTATCGCTGGATTGAGCATAGCCCGCCCCACGATACGCTTCCCTGCCCGACATTCCCTTTGCGATGCTACGGGCGAACGCTTCGTGCTTTGCGTTTGCCAGGATGGCCATTCATTGGCCTTTCAGTTGTGCGCCTTAAAGCGCGATAGAATGAACTTCCCCGCCGCTGTGTGTGTCGCGATCAATGGCCAGCTCGACAGCCTTACGAGGGCTCGCGCCGGCCAGCATTGCGCCAATGGCGAACTCACTCCCGCTACCAATGCCCGCCGGGGCACGATATGGAAGCTCTACGAAATCCTTTTCGATGTAGCTGACGACGCCACTGGGATGCAGGATGAGTGCGCGGAACTCGTCGGACAGGTCGGGCTTATCACCACCATTTATCATGAACTCGCGAAACTTCGCGCAGGAGATCGATGGCCCGCAGCATCCTATGATGCGCCCATCGTCCAAGCGGTGGACCTTTTGGGTGAACGCCGTTATTTCTTGCCCGGCGGTAACTTGGCTATCGGCGGCCATGCTCTTGCCGTCCGTCGCTATCGTAGTCACTTGCCAGCAATCCGCTCATGCCGATCGCTGGCGCGCTGCGTAGCTTGGCGCGCTGCTTCCTTAAGGGCGGCGGATAGAGCGTGAAGTGCTATGAGAGGCCAGTCCATCGCTCACCTCTCGATTAACCCAGCAAGCCACTCAGTGCCGGAACGCGATGCCAGCATAGGGAGGATGTGCTTGCGCCGGGTGGGCGCTTGCTGGTCGGGCCGAAGCCCAAAGAGTTGGCGGCGTGACTCTGTGGTCAAAACCCCGCCGCCTTCCACGCACCGCCACACAGGGAGCGCAGAAATGAAAAGAGCTGCAACCCTTTCAGGCGCAGCTCTAGTAATTACCGATTCACTTAGCATGCGGGGTGGGGCATTGTCAATAGCTCAATCGCTCTTTCATCGAAATAATATCCGCGACGAATTGAACGACTGTACGCGCAGCGCTCACCTGATCGTTCTTGCACTCAGTGAGCCGAGATCCCGCATATCCGGCAGGCTCATCGAACCGCACGACGTTCTCGTAGGTGTCCCAATATTTGGCCGGGAAATACCCCTTGATCCGGTGCAGATCATCCCGCGCCTCAATCTCGCGCAAATTGCCATCGCCAGGGCTGCCGAACACCGTGCGATTGAGGTTGGCCACCAAGCCGCCCGACGTGCTGATCGCATCCCATAGGGCGCTGCAGTGAGCGATGGCCGCATTCTGGCTGTCGGATAACAGGCCAGCGGTTTGCCAGCGCGCTATGGGTGTGCCCCCGCGATTGACGACCTTGGTTAAGTTGCGATCGTAGTCGCCATGGCGCGCAGCGAACTCGTTGACGAGCGGCTGTGCGTGATCATTCGCAGCTTCCGCGTCCACCAGCTTTTGCAGCGGCCCGCGAGTGTCGATCTTCAGTTTCGTTCGCTTTGCCATGATACCCCTACCCCTTAAATGAGAGATTTGCCCTTGCCGCGCGTGGAAAATAGCTGTCGCTTGTCGTGGCGAGCGGTATCGAGACGCCGGTATTGAGCGTGCCAACGCGCATGCTCGGTCGCGGAAAGCGCTCCCTGTAATCTTTCAGGCAGGCGTCCGCGTATCGGGTGCAGTCAGGCGCTTTGGCGTTGAAGGTGCTCGCGACAGCCACCCAGGCGCGCATCCAAATCTCTTGATCGCTAATCATCTTGCTTCCTTCGGTTCCAATCCGCGCAGGCTGTCACTCATCCGCTTTCGGATAATTGCAGCCATTCGAGAGACGGAGACATCGCCGCGCATGCAGAAGAAAATCTCTTCATCCGCCTGCACGGGCGCTCCCGAATGATCTTCCTGAAGCGCCTCCACGATCGCGGCCTCGACCAAGCTCAGCTCTCTCATCTCGCTTCCTCCAAATCGTCCTGTCCGTTAGTTCGCCAGAATGTCTTGATGTCGTGATCGTCGCCGCGAAGTCTCCAGATGAGCTGACCAGCGGTGTAGGTGTGGCGGGATACCCGTCCGTTGGCCCAGCGGATGCCGAGCGGAACGTTGGGGTCGCGGGGCGGCCAACCCTTGTTCGGCCATTCACGTTGATCCATTCTTCCCACCTAAAATCGTCTCCAGGTTGGGAGCGGTCGCGGCCATCCTTGCGAGCAGCGTAGCCATCGACTGGCTGACATTCGCCCGCTCTTCCGCGCTGATCTCTGGGGTTGGCGCCTCAAGCGTTTCGAGCGCCGGGCGGGTGGGCTTGGCGAACTTCTTGCGCCAGTCCCAATCGGCCCGAATTTCCTTGATGATCGTCGGGACAATCTTGCTCGGGTGATCGGCGGTCTTCATCGCCGCATCACAACCCCGCTTAAGCAAGGCTATCGGGATGCCGTCTAGGGCGCGGTAGGCGGCACTCAGCCACACCCGCTGGTCCGCTGCGGTCATCCCTACCCCGCTAGTCAGGGCTAGGCATGGTGTCATTTCATTGGCGAACTCTGCCCGGCTCACCGGGTCGAGGTCGTTGATGTCAGCCATCCGCAACGAAACGGACCGCTGCTCCGATTGAGCGAGAGTCGTTTGCTGCTGAGGGACCAATGGATTTTGCGCGGTTGTCATAGTTTCCGTCCATCACTTTGTCGAAGCTGGTGGGGTTCACGATAAAGTCGAAGGTGAACCAGTGCGGCGGGTCTGTTCCGCCAAGCAGCGGCGATGCTCGCGCTCTGGCGATTGCCGCCACGAAACCGTCGAGCCCCTCGGCCCGCAACCGGTTCCGCAAATCGGTCAGCCGCTTTCCCGAGCATCGGGTGACTGTCGGCCACCCGGCTTGGCGAGCATTCTCGTTCCAATGCCGTTGCGCCTCAGCGATCGGCAGAACGGCGCTTTTCGCAGACTGAGGCGTAGCCTCAGTTCTTTCTTCTTCTACTTGTGGAGGTGGAGGTGGAGGGGCAAGCGTTGGGCAGGCGTTCGGCAGGCGTTCGAACAAGTCATTACAAGCACTTAGCCGATAATCCGTTGCATCTGCACCCTTAGAAGAGTTGCACCGAATGCAGAGCGGTTGCAGGTTACTTAGCGCGTCACTACCGCCCAAATAGATCGGCAGGATGTGATCCTTAACCAGTTCGACTCCAGTGGCATGACACTTGACGCACTGGTTTCCTGTGATCGCTACGAGTGCGGCCCAATCATCCTTATCGTGCCTCCCCTTCTGCCTTGCCTCAGCAAGCCTTGCTGACCGCTTCCTAGCATCGGACAGGCCATCGCCCTTAGGTGGCGTTTCCCACTTGGCGTGTGCCTTTTGACTTTGGGTTATCCGGCGCGTTTCAACGTAGCTACGCTCTTTGCTCAAACGGCCCTGAAACCACCGACCATTGTCGAGCGTCCAGAACGCCAAAACGACCGGTTTGAGCTTCGCCCACTTGGCCCTTGTGACGCCAAGGATCTTAGCCAGGCGCATGTCGTCGTCGGGCAGAGCGCAGCCATCCATGCGCCACGCGATCATAAGCAGCTTCAGGTATGCGCCGTGCTCTTCAAGCGTCAGGTGGTGCGTGTCCGCCAGATAGGCGTCACCGAACAGCGGAATGGCGGGCGCGGCCTTGCTCACGCGGCGGCCTCCGTGAATAGGTTGCCTTGACGTTGAGCGTCTTCAATGCGCTTGCAGGCTATGTCGAAATACTTGGGCTCGCGCTCGATGCCGATGAATTGGCGCTGCATTTGTACGGCTGCGACGCCTGTGGTGCCGCTACCCATGAAGGGGTCGAGGATCGTATGAGCTGGGTCTGACAGATGGCTGATGCACCATTTCATCAGTGGCTCTGGCTTTTGCGTCGGGTGTTCTTTGGGATAAGAGGTAACCGATTGCCGGAACATCTTTGCGGGTTTCTTGAGCGTCGTCCACGCTGCTTCGATCATCGCGAGCGAAAAATCGTGAGGCTGCAATTTATCCCAAATCAGGAGACATTGCGCAGGGGGAAGGCTAAAGTAATTGCCGCCCCAAACGATGGCTTGTGGGGCCATCGCGACAACCAGCGCGATCAGATCGGCGGCAGGCGCGCTGGCATCCCAGTCCATGCGTTCATGAGCTTGACGCACGGGGTTCGATGCGATCCCAATCCCATAAGGAGGATCAGTAACGACAGCATCGAACTTGCCGAGCGTTGGGAGAATGTTACGGCAATCGCCAAGGTAAAGCGTGGCGTTACCGATGACCTCTACGCGGCTCACTCAGGCACCGCCTCAGGCCGAGCCCGGATGATGTCTTGATCGTCCAGATCCTTGATACGTGCTGCTATCCAGCCTTGGACGGTATCGAGGGGGATAAGGGAGGTGCGTGCCCACCAACTTGCGTTGATAGCTGCTAGAGTGTCTCTGGAGGCAGATGAGATAAGGGCTTCGTAGCGGGTCATGCGGCAAGCCTCCCGAAGAACAGCGCGGCTGCGTCGGAAGGCCGATCGAACAGGTGCCAGGCGCAATTGTCCTTGCCGGTCATTTTGCTGTCAGGAATCCACTTGACCCGCCCGACGCTCACGATCTTGCGGAGGCGCGGCAGGTAGGGAGCAGACTGGCGGGTGTGCTGCCAGTCTGCATCGAACAGCAACCACGTCGGGTGCTGGTCGCTGAAATGCTCGATCATCGGATGCAGGACTCGCCGGTCCCACGGCGGATTGGTGATGAAGCAATCAATGTTGCCCACCAATCGCGTCAGGGCGTCGATCTGGTCGATATCCTCGCGCTGGGGCTCAATGTCCCATGCCCGTGCGCAAACGTGCCCTGCGGCGGTTAGGGCGTCCACTAGCGCCCCATTGCCTGCGCATGGCTCTACGAACCGTGTGCGCGGCCATAGGTGCGGCAACAGCGGTAACACAGCCTCGCGCGGTGTCGGGTAGAAGTCGCGCGGGATGCGCTCGAATGACGACCGCTTACCCATTAGCGCCCTCCCCGATCGACACGACAACGCGGCCACCTTTGCAGGGCTCGGCACGGCGAATGGTGAAGGCGAAGCGCTGGTCGTTGACGGCCATTGCGTCAGCGATTCCGTCTAAATAATTCTTGCTCGCGGCAAGCATGTTATCCAGGTCGCGCTTCCGCTTGTCGGGCGGATGAAACACGATCGCTAGGACGATCTCGCCATCGTCATTAGCGGGGCGCATATCGACGTGCTTGGTCAGCCAGTACGCTTCGGAGCGGGCGGCTTTCGCAGCACCCGCCTTGGCGTGGAAATGCACGCGAGCGTTCGGGGACAGCTCTTTGGCTGGCCAGCTTAGCTCTACTGATTTGCCCCCCGCCATGTGCTAGGCGGCCCGCTGAAGGCGATTGGCGTAGTATCGGTCCATCGCCTCCTTGAGCAGACGACAGCCGCGCTCTGCGTCGATCCTGCGGTTGCGTTCGTAGGCAGCGGCTTCCGCAGCGAGGCGGGCAACGCTCATGCGGTTCCGATATCCGCCGGGAACACCATCGTCCGTCCGTGGCTCGGGGATAAGCCCGTGCTTTCTACGGAGCTTAGAGAAGCGGCTTTCCACGGAGCAAAGGCTACGGCCGGGGAAATATGGCGCGATCTGCATAGCCCGCATGCCGGTGTGGATCAGGCGCAACAGCTCTGCGTCGTCTTCTGGCGACCATGGCTGGGCTTGGAGCATCGGGGCCACGTTCATGCCGCAGCCCTCAACTGAACGAGTTTGCCGGTAAGCTTCGCAGCTTCACTCGGTCCGATGTCGCGGCCGGCCTCGCTATCGGGGTGATGCGTGGCGTTCTTGGTGGCGAGATAATCCGCAGCCAGCTCGGCAACCTTGTCGTGGTCGACGCCCTCGGGAACGCGCACGACTTGCCAGCCATTCGGCAGCAGCAGCGACAGCAGATCAGCGGGGAGCGCCCCGCCCTCGCAGAGTGCGTAGATTGCGCCGCCGGGGATTTGGGCGGGCTCGCGGCTTCCCTCTTGCGGGAAGTAGGTGAGCAGCGTTTCGTAGGGAATGCGGCTGTCAGCAGCTACCAGCTTCAGGGCGATGCCCCGGCGGTCTATCTCACGACGAATGCCGCACTGGCGCTCGCGGATGATCGCAACATTGTCAGGCATGATCTTATTCCTCCCCAGGATTAATTGTTGCGGCCATGGAACGGAGAATTACCCCGATCGACCTTGGCGCTGCGGCGACGCGGGTAGTCGCGCGGCTGAAGCACGAACCCCAGGAAGCCCGTGATGCCGACGCCGAACGGGATCGCGATGGCGATCAGAAGCATGTCCTTCATGAGGCTTCCCCATGTTGATTGGTTGGATTGTTGCGAGGCGAGATATCCGCAGGCGGTTGGCCGCGTTGCGCCGCCCGGTGGAACAGCTCGCGCTCCCAAGCGCGCGGTTCGGACACGTCATCGATCGTGACGGTCGCTCGTTTGAATGTGCCCCCCGGTTGCGTCATTCAGACGTGACCGATGGTAAACAGAGCGCTAGTGTCGTATCTTGTGCGAAACGACCTTTAAACAACGCGATAGGGCCGGAACGGGCGCTATCAATTGTTGTGTTTTGACATATGACTAGATTAGTCTCTCCAGTTCCGCGCTTGTTCGCGCGGCACCACGGGGAGGGGTGTAAATGCGTAGCGCCATATTGGTGGATTCTGTCCTCAACTTTGAGGTCAGAGGCGAACACGTCCACATTACCGACAGCGGAGGCGAGGTCCATTTGGCCCTCACTCGGCACACGTTCTTTACCAATCTCGCTCGGGCGCAATCCGTCGCAGTGGAGATGTGTGCGGCGGACGGGAGCAAGATTGCTCACCTGCCCGGCGGCAAGATCATCGTGGGCGGCCCGGTCTAGCATCGGGCTTCCGGCGGCGTGCGGTCGCGCGACTGAAGGTATTTCAATGCCGATGCTGGCAGTTCGACGGAGTGCGCCTGGGCTGCCATCATCACGCCAAGCCGTTGAGACGGTGGAATTTCGGGGGGCGTTCGTGACGTCCAATAGCTCGCAGTCTGCTGCGGGACGTTCGCCTTGTCGGCGATCGCGCTTGTGCCTCCGAACGCTTTGAAGATCGCGTGAACTACATGCATACCGCTCTCATTACCGATTATCGGTACTCAATGCAAGAGGCAGCGTTACCGTTTTTGGCGGATTTCGGAATTCTGGACGAACGCCATAATCGGTCCATGGCTGAACCTGCTTTCGATCTGGACCGAGTTAAGGAGGCGATGCGCGACCAGCGCGTCACTCAGGAAGCGCTGGCGAAGGCTATCGGGCTGACCCACAAGTCGGCGCTGGCCAAGATATTCAAGGGCGATCGGCGCGTTCAAATCGCCGAAGCCGCCAAGATCTACGACTTCTTGCGCCTGGCTCCCGAGGGCGCCGTTGGCGTCCAGAGCGTGCCTGTAATAGGCATGGCGTCTGCCGGCCGTTGGCGCGAAGCTGTGGAAATGCCAGGTCCGCGCATGACGATCCCCGCCGGCATTGCCAGCAATCGCGCGTTCGCGGTTGAGGTCGTCGGCGACAGCATGAATCTCTTGATCCGGGATGGCGGCTGGATCGTGATCGACCCCGGCCAAAAGTCGCTTATCGACAGCAAGTGCTACCTTATCCAAAACGGGGAGCACGAAGTCACAGTGAAGGCGTATCGTGCAAAGCCGCCCCGCTTTGAACCGATGTCAGACAACGAGGACCATCAGTCCTTCCTGGTGAGTGATTGTGATTTCATCGTGCTTGGCCGCGTCGTCTGGACAGGTTCGCCACTTTGAGGTTGGGGTGGTATGTCCGCCTCTGCGTAATCCTGTCACTGTGGTGGGTGCCGATTGGCGCCTATTGCTTTAAGCATAGCGAAGAGCGGGAGCGAACCGAGTTGGTCACCTCGTCTGCCGACCTCTGCTACCGCAGCGTGTACGGCGTCCCGATCGACAAGTTTAACGCAGAGTGGGACCGCTGCTACAACAAGTCGAAAGCTGGCTTCGAGCAGATAACCGCCACCGACCGTAATATGTGGGAATCGGGCTTCGGCATGGCGATCGCGCTATGCATCGCGGGTTGGGTCGTGGCGTTCCTGCTATACTGGTCAGCTCGCTTCATTCTGGCTGGGAAAGACGAGCCTGCCGGAAAATAACCGAATTTCGGTATTGACGATATAACCGATTATCGGTACTACCCCTCCATACACGATCAGAGTGTGGAGGCGGAATATGTTCAAGCAGTTTGGCGCGTCGGTTCCCGAACAGGCTCTCGCGGTTCCCGCCGAGCCCGCTCACGGTCTCGTCCCTTCGGGCTTCGATCCTTCGCGCGTTACCGTCGAGAGTTTCGCGGCGTGGGTGTCACGGCAGCAGCCATCCGAAGAGTACCGATATTTTGACGTCTTCGGCTGCGCGCTGTGTCTGTTCCTAAAAGATCATGGCATCGCTAGCCCGGCGGTAGGCGGCGACTATTGGCGTGATCGGGATGCTGAAGCCCGCCAAGAATACCCGCTCCCCGCCGCTCTAGAGGGTGCGCTGGCTAGGCGCCCACACACTTTCGGCGCGCTTGCCGCTCGTCTCGCCGAGCAGGCTTCGGCATGACCGCTCACACTCACCTAGAAGAGGGGCAGGATGGTGGCGCGTCGCCTGATGGCGACCGGGCTCTCGTCTCCGATCAAGCCGCTCCGCGTCTTGCCCCTTCGGGCTTCGATCCCTCGCGCGTCTATCGGTCGCAGGGCTACGCGATGGCCACCTTCGATCAAGGGCGCGATGCCGATGGCGCTCCGCTCCATGAAGTGTGGGGCTTTGCTGACGAGGATAGTGGCAGCGAAGGCGACGGGTATCTGGAACTTCGCATCCACGAAATCGTGGAAACGCAGAAATCTGGCACGTTAGCAGTCTATTATCGCCAGTGGTTCGCGCCCGATGGCGAGCCCGCTTTCGGCATGCAGCCAAAACGCCGCGTCGGTTCGCTGGCTAGTGTCAAGGCTCTGATCAATCGACGCAAAATGACCCCGCGCGATAGCGATGGAAGCGGCGAAGCCGACAAGACCGGAACGGGCTTGGCCGAAGGCGACAGCGCGGGTCCGAAGGACATCGCCCAAGGTCCGGCAGCATGAACGCTCCCGCCACCCCATCGCGCGTATCTGACGTGCTTGACCGTGCTGCCGATCTAATCGAGCCGGAAGGCGCTTGGCACCAAGGCAACTATGTCGGTCCAACCGGCGACTGCTGGTGCGCTCTAGGCGCCATCATGCGGGTGGGAAACTTCGCCTCCGACATCAACGCACCCTCGATTGTGCTGCGCAGGCTTATTGGTGAAGAGTTCGTCGCCGATTGGAATGATGACCCGGAGCGGACGCAGGCAGAGGTCGTCGCCAAGCTTCGCGAAGCCGCCGCCCTCGCTCGGGAGCAGGGCAAGTGAACGCCCCCTCTCACATCAAGGCCCACAACGCTCTCCGTTACTGCCCTACCTGCACAGCAATGTCAGAGATGGCATCAGACGGAACGTGTCTTGAATGCCTCTCCATCATAGACCTTACCCTCTGGCAGGAAACCGAGGAAGCATGGGCTTCTGATGCTCGCGCAATGGAGGCCGAAGAATTGGCTCCGCGCGTCATCGTTTGGGATTTCACGAAATGAGCCGCGACGTTCACCCATACTGGCGCATCTTCGCCGAGGAGGTGCCCTGCGAATTGGGCATCACACTGACTGATGATCAGGTTACGGCGCTTGCGCACGCCATCGAAGGTGCTGCCGAGAACCAATCGACCGGGTGTGGCTGGGATCACATTCCCAATCCCGACCGAGCGGAGATCGAACGCCTTGAGCGGCAATTGAAAGGCGTGCGGGCTGAGGCTGAAGATGCCGAAGACGTGTGGCGCAACGCCTTTGCGTTCATCGGCGGCGTTCGTCCTAGCGAACTCTATCGCGATGGCAAGCGCATCAAGGTCGGAGGCTTCTGATGGCCAGTCTCACCCCCTTCTTTGCGTCCGATCGGGCGCTCAACCGTGGATATGGGAGCGCGTCATGAGTGCACCAACCGCAGCCGTTTTGTTGGCCGAACACGCTGGGCAAATGCTGATGGAGATCGGGCGTGAGCTCGGCCGTGATGGCTTGAATTACGTCCGCGTCCGGATCGAATATTCTTCCAGCACGACACAGCCGTTTCATGTTTGGATCGATGAGGGCGGAACGAGCTTTCACGGCGAAGATACAGATGCTGGCCGCGCCCTGATGAATGCCAACAGCAAGCGGCAGGCCTTTCACGAACGCTGCAAGGCTGGACGAGATGAGCGCGCGGCACTCGAACTGCGTACGGGCTTTCGTGAGGAGGATTTCGCATGATCCCCCTCCCCGAGATCAAGGTAACCGACAAGACCATTCCCGTTCTGGAAAGCTTGGGGGTGTGCCTCAATAGGATGATTGAACTTCAGATGCAGGCTTACCCGAATTGTTGGGGTGATGTTGAGCGCCGCGAGGAAGCGGAGAAGTTTCTTTATGGAGGGGAGAGGTGAGCGAATACTTGGCGATGCGCTCGCTTTGCTCACGCCGTTCTGGCGGGTCTTCGACCCCGAGCCCTGCGGTCTCGGCCCTGCCGGGCGCCTGCCACTATCGCATGGAGAAATAGTATGGACTTCTTGGAATTTCCAAAGATGCCGCGCCTTGCCCGCGAGATCATCATCACGGAGAAGATCGACGGCACCAACGGACAGATCGCGTTCGATGACGATGGCAAGATGTACGTCGGCTCGCGGTCGCGCTGGATCACTCCGGAAGCGGATAACCACGGCTTCGCGCGGTGGGCATTCGCGCACGAAGAGGAATTGCGTGAACTCGGCCCCGGTCGGCATTTCGGCGAGTGGTGGGGCTCTGGTATCCAGCGCGGCTACGGGCTGGCGAACGGCGACAAGCGCTTTTCGCTGTTCAATACGGCTCGTTGGTCAGACGCGCGGCCAGCGTGCTGCGGCGTAGTGCCAGTCCTTTACCAAGGACCGTTTCACACCGCCGCTGCGGAGGATGCGCTGGCGCATCTCAGCATGTGCGGAAGCGTCGCGGCTCCTGGGTTCATGAAGCCGGAGGGAATCGTCCTTTTCCACGTCGCCGGAAACTTCGGTTTCAAGCGCACGCTCGAAAAGGATGAGCAGCCGAAGAGTTTGGCAGCGTGATCGCGTCAGTCGACACTCGCCCGGAGGGTGGAGACAGCTTGCTGGCTCCATTCACGAGTGGCGCGGTGGCGCAGCCAGACGCCCAAACCACCCCATCGGAGAACCCCTCATGACAACCAAGGTGATCCAAGCGGATAGGGAAGCTGCTGAGCCATTTCGTCGCGGCAAAGGCGGGAAGTACGATCGCGACCAAGAAGCGCTGGCTTATGCCTTCGCCTCTCATGCTGATCCGTTGAGAAGGGCTCTGGAGGAAGTCAGTCGGCTGCGTCCGGCTGGCGACGTGGCGACATGCAAGAACCCTAGGGACCTGATCAGGCGCATCGAGAACATAGCTCTTGCCGCCCTTAGTAGTGGGGAGAACAACAATGGCGTGTGAAGCCCGGGAAGTTCGCGCGGAGGTCGCCGAATGGAAGGCCGATCAGCACCGCAACAATATCATGATGGAGGCATTCAATGGCGACTAAGCTAAAGGACGACGCGCCCGACCGCATGCGGATCTGGAACGCTGTCTCAAAGACGGACCCAGCCCATACGAAAGGCTTTAAGCGTGGCGGCGGCTTCACCGGCACGGCGATCAAGCCGATGTGGGTATGGCAACGCCTTACCGACTTCTTCGGGCCGTGCGGCACCGGTTGGGGCATGGAGAAGCCAGAGTATCAGGTCGTCCCCGGCGACAACCGCGAGGTGCTGGTATTCTGCACCGTGGCCGGTTGGTACACCGACAACGGCGAACGCAAGTTCGTGTTTGGCGAAGGCGGTGACAAGGTCGTCACACACATCAAGGCCAACGAACAATACAAGCGCCCCGAGCGCTGGGAGAACGATGACGAGGCGTTCAAGAAGGCGTTCACAGACGCTTTGATGAATGCGTTCAAGTTCATCGGTGTCGGCGCCGATGTGCACATGGGCCTGTTTGACGACAACAAATACGTCAACGACATGCGCAAGGAGTTCGCCGAGCCCGCGAACGATCAGCCGGCAGCAGACGCCAAGCCCAAGCGCGAGCCCCTGGCGGGCCCGTACACGTCCAAGACGGCACTCTGGCAGGCTGTGAAGCTCTATGACCGCGAAGTGCGCTCCTGCGGCGATATGGACAGCCTGGAGGCCTTTCTGGCGATGGATGAGAGTAAGGCACTCGTCACCCAGCTTGAGCGTGACGCACCGCAACTGCTCCACGGCGGAGAAGGCCTGCCCGACGAATACGAACCGTTGCTGGCGCTCCTGTCGCGTCGGCGCACCGAACTGAACGCCCCCACCTATCTCAACGCAGGATAATCGACATGCAGATTTTGACCGTAACCGGCAATTTGGGCCGCGACCCCGAACACCGCACCACGCAAGGCGGGGACGAAGTCTGTTCGTTCTCTGTCGGCGTCAAGCAAGGTTGGGGCGAGAAGTCTTCGACCAACTGGTTCCGCTGCACAGTGTGGGGAAAGCGTGCCCGCACCATCTCGGATCATCTGCGCAAGGGCAGCAAGGTCACCGTCAACGGCGAACTGTCGATCGGCGAATACGAGGGCAAGCCGCAATACGAGATCCGGGTGTCCGACGTGGATTGGGCGCCGACTGGCCAGCGAGAAGCGGACAGCGGACGCAACCGCGCGCCGGCTGATGGTGCGGACGACCTGGACGAGGACCGGATTCCGTTCTGATGCGCCGTCTGTCCGCCTCTGCGTTCCGGCCGCGCGTCGAGAACAGCCATCGCGCCGATGATTGGAAGCGATGCGAACCATTCCTGAAATGGCTTCGCGGTCGCGCCTGCTTCATCTCCACGCAGAGCCGGGCGCACGTCTGCCAGGGCAAGGTGCGTGCGTGCCACTTCGACCCGTGGGGCGATAAAGGCATGGGAACGAAAGTTTCTGACAGTGCCGCCATGCCGATGTGTGACGCAGCGCATGCCGAGCAAACCGATGTTCTCGGCTGGCCAGAGTTTCAGCGGAAATATGCATTCGACGGGCGCGATGTCGTCACCGCCTACTGGCTGGAATGGCTGGAGGGCACGACGATGGGCCGCGCCTGGATGGGAAAGCAGGAGGCGGCAAGTCATGGCTAACGGGCAGACAGTGCGCCTCACGACCAAGCGGCAGCGCGAGCTAGGACACACGCTTGTGGATCGCGCGCCCGAAGGTTCGGTGCTGAATATCCGGGAGGCAACCCGCTCCAATGAGCAAAATTCGCGCATGTGGGCGATGCTGTCGGATATCGCCCGCGCGAAGCCGCAGGGCCGCACGCTGTCGACCGATATCTGGAAGTGCCTCTTCATGGCAGCCTGTGGCCACAACGTGCGCTTTGAGCCCGCGATTGATGGCGAAGGCGTCGTGGCGATCGGCTTTCACAGCTCGAAGATGTCCAAGGACGAAATGTCCGACCTGATTAGCTGCATCGCGGCTTTCGGCGACGAACACGGCGTCGTCTGGTCGGAGACCAAGCAATGATTTCGAAGCGCAGCAATACCGCTAGCGCCAAGGGAGCTTAGACGATGGGAAATCACTCTGTCGGCCGCGCAATGGTGGCCTGTGCAACGATCGCAGCGGATCGTCGCAAGGAGGGCGAAACAGCGCTAGACATTCTAGACCTTGCTGCCGAGCAAAGCGAAGTGCGCGGCATGGACGCAGAATTTGACGATGCCTTCATGCCCGGCGAGCCGATGTACAACCTTGTTATCGAGGCGTTTGGTGACGGCGGCGAATACCCTGACACCGAAGAAGGCGAGGAAGCTTTCTACGATGGCCCATATTCGCAATTCCGCAAGCGTTACGCGCTTTGCTGACCAGTTTCCACCAGGGAGCGGGAGGGCCCAATAAGCTCTCCCGTCGTCTCAACAAGGGCCGGGATATCGCCCCCGGTGTTCCGGCCCGGAAAGGTAGTGTGATGGAAAATGCCAGCGATAACGGGCGCTTGGCTGACGCCACCGGGCTTTCGTCGGCTACGCCGATCGAGCCGGTTCCCGTCTCGCCCGTCCCGGCATCAATCCCTAGCGCGGGCGAAATCATGGCCGCTCTGTCGTTCGCAGAGAAAATGCAGATTATGGCTGGAAAGGCCCGCCTAGCAGAGAGGGCATATGACTGGCTGTCACAGTTCGCTTGGGGTGCTGCCGATCACAAATCGCAAGTCAGTTTCAAGCCGTCATTCGCTGGCTCAGTTTCAGGCGTAGCCGAAGCCGTGAAATATGTCGAACAAGCGATTACGGACAGCCTACCGGAGATATTGGAGAAGGCTACCAGGGCTGCGGCCGATGACCTGAGCCGTTTAGTTGCGCAAGCGATCGAAACGCAGAGCGCCAAGACCGAAGGGCTTGGTCCGAAGGATGAGAGCGCGGTGGCGGAGCCATGCGCCCAAGGAGAATCGGCATGACCGACCCCCGTATCAACGCCCCTGTAGCAGTCTCCTACCTGCCGCCGGATGAGCGCATTCGCGTGATGGTTGCTCGCGATAATGCACGTCGGCAAGCATTCATGGATACCTACCGCAATCCCCAACCATCCTGGTTACAGAGGATCAAGCGGAGGGCGGGGTTGTGACGCCCGAACTCGAAGCGCTGATCGAGCGCGCCCGCAATCACAAGATGACGCCGAACGAGAAATTCGAGCAACGGGTATCGTTCGTCTACGGTCAGCAAGACTGGTCGAGCGGGAATGCGCGATCGAAGGAGGAAATTCGGCAAGCCATTATAGGCATTTACGGATATCCATCCCCTCCCCCCAAGGACATTCAGGGAGACGATAAGCCATGAATTGGCAGCCTATCGAGACGCTCAAAGAGGCGCACGACCGCATTCTGCTCTGGCTGGATGATGGCCGCGAACCGCGCGCGGTGTTCGGTCGATCCTGGCTATACGAAGATGGCGAACTGTCGATCCGTGGCGACCATATGACCGGTGACTGGACGTTCACGCACTGGATGCTGATCGACCCGCCGGGGGACATTCAGGGATGACAGCGCCCGTCCCCACCAGCCCCTTGCTTGAGCGCAGCCGATCGCCCGAGGACTGGTGTGCGGCGTTCGTCGCTAAGGGTATATACATTTCCGAGCGCACGTTGCGCACGAAGGCTCGGCAGCTTGGCGCGTGCCATATCATCGGGAACGCCATGCTGATCACGCCCGAACAGATAGACTTGATCCTGGAGGACAGCGCGTGCCGCTCGAAGCATATGCCCGTGGCAAAACATGGTGGGCCAAAGGGCGGGTCGAATACAACGGGCTCCCCATCACCGATTACATCCGGGAAAGCACTGGAGCATCTTCGAAGGCTGGCGCGCAACAATGGATCACCGACCGGACGGCGCTCGAAGAACGCCGCTACCTGTTAGGCGATGCCCATGAAGAACACGTCTTCACCTTCAATGACGCGGTCGTGCTGTACAAGCCAACGCCCGACATGGCGAAATATCTGATGCCGCTGGTCGCGCGCCTTGGGCCGATCCCGGTCAAACTGATCACACCGAAGGTCATCCGCGACCTTGGCCCCGAGCTGTACCCGAAGAACGCTACCGATAGCTGGCGCCGCTGGGTCATCGCCCCGGCCCGCGCCGTCATCAACAATGCCCACGCACTAGGCCGGTGCGGCTATATTCGCGTTGACGGCTACCCCAAAGAGGAACGTATCAAGCAAGACAAGCGGCGCGGGAAGCGCAGCCGCGTCGCGAAGGTGCCTGGAAGCTGGGAATGGCTGCTGAAATTCCGCCAGCATGCGAACAAGCGCAACCGGGCATTGGCCCTCTTGATGTTCACGACTGGCGCGCGGATCGGGCAGGCGATCGAGATGCACCCCACAGACCACCTGAAGCTTGACGAGGGCATGGTGTGCATTCCTGGCGCAAAGGGGCACGATGATCGTTGGCTTACCGTCCCCGAGGAATTGATTGCCGAGCTACGCGCACTCACACCGACCACCCCGCGCGGCTGGGATCGGCGCTACAAGGCCAACCTGCGGGTGTTCGGCTATGCGAGCAAGGACGGCCCCCGCAAGAACTGGATCACGGCGTGCAAGCGCGCTGGCATTCCTTACCTCCCGCCGCACTCTGCCGGCCGTCATGGCTTCGGGCAGGAAATGCGCGTGCGCCAGGGCGTCGACAAGAAGGCTGTCGAGAGCTTCGGCGGATGGTCCCCGCAGGGCGATATGGTCGACAAGATATACACGCATAGCGAGGACCACGACGGCAAGATTTTGGAGGCCTTCCGTACAGGTCTCGTACAAGCCGAAAAAAGCACTGGCCTCAAACTGGCAGAAATGCTATGAAAATTGAGGAAAGGGCAGACGCCCTCCGAAGGCAGAGGCCACAGGTTCGAATCCTGTCGGGTGCGCCAGTTTTCCCACGGCTTCACGTAGATTGGCCAGTTGGTACGGAAACCGTGCGGGCCTGCTGGGTGCGCCTCTCGTCA